TGAAAGAGTCTAAAGGCATCGGAACAGATGATGTCTACGTAGCCAATCTCCTGCCCTGTTGGATAATAATACTTATAGGAATCTACGTAACCAGAGAAGAGAAAGTGCTGAGTGGTTGCCGTAGTAGCTGCAACACGGATCTTACGAAGTGGAGTGAGGTAGCCAAAATAGGGACTAGAGACATTCTGCGGATTGAAGTATGAGTCAGGGTCTAAGACTCGGACCGTACAGCTACCGGACTCGTAGGTGTCGCGCATGATGTTTCGTCCACGACTGATCTTAATGGATCGAGTGACGCTACTGAGATCAACTACAGGGTCAGGGACTTCTGTAGATGCGAACTGTGAGACACCTATTACGCCGTTAATCGGGTCGCCAATAGTGAAGGGGTAGCCGAACGTAGCCCCTTGGCTAAAGTCGAAAGATACCGAAATCGTTGCTGGCAGGGTCATAGTGCAATAGCACCCTTAGCGCCGAATCTGTTTGTCTGGCTGAATGATCCAGAGAGTGAGTCATTGATCTGACCGTCGCGGATTGCTCCGCCGACTGTCTGGCCGTCAAGTTCTACGGTGATGTTTATCTGTGGCACTGCTGCACTTCTGCCACGTAAGTCTTCAAGGCCTAAGGCTCCACCGACGGCGCCTGCGCCCATGTCGTTAAAGCTAGGGATTACCGCACCCTGTCCACGTAAATCTTCTAAGCCTAACGCTCCGCCGATTGGTCCCATGTTAGGGATGACCCAATTGCGGTAAGGGTTAGGAGCCTCTGGAGTAGCAAGTAAGGCCAGTTTCAGCTCGTTGTTACGCTTGACCGCTGCTTCTAAATCCTTGGCGAGCTTCTCTGCAAGTGTGCCATTACCTTCGAGAATAGCCTTCTGTAATTCTAGAGAGATGCGATCTGTCTCGCTGATCTTACCTTTAAGGGCTGCCTCGATACCGATAGCGTCAAGGTTGAGAGTCTTAGAAGCCTTCTGTAGCGCTAGATTCTTCTTCTGTAGGGCTAGAGACTTTGCCTGCATTGCTGCTAATTCTTTGGCACGCTTGGCGGCTTCTTCTTCTGCTTTCCTGCGAGCTGCCGCATTAGGATCTTCGGGCATGGGGCCAAGGGCTGAACTAGGATATCCGCCCATTCTCACAATTGCTGCAATGCGAGCGCGTTCTGCAATTCGCTCTTCATTTCCAGTAAGACGATCTAAGAAGTCAGTAATCTGACCAGCGAAACCAGCCTCAGGACCCGAGGTCGCAGTTGCAAAATTCTTTAACTTACTTGCAAGTTTTCCTATTTCTACAATTACGTTTGCAGTATTTGTTGCAAATGTTTGCATGCTTATGGCTAATTGATCTATTGTCGTATCACCTGAAAGAATCATTAAGGCATCTATTAAACCTTTACCTATGATCTCTTTAGCTTCACCCGCTGCGGTAGATAAGACTCCCATCTTGCCAGCGAAAGTCTCTAGATAGGCTGCATTAGATCCCTTGAACTGGTCGCCAAGTTGTTTCTGAATATCAGTAAAACTCATAGTAGCTAATTCAGCTTTGGTTAGACCAAGTTTATATTTGTTTAATCCTTTAGTCTGTCCTACATAGGCTTTAGTTAAATCTTCAACGACTGTTTCGTAATCAACGCCAGAGCCGCGTGAAATGTCTAGGGCTTGCGTAAGTAATTCTTGAGACTTAGCAACTGATCCAGTAGTCTGCAATAACTTCTGCATTGCTGGGCGAAGTACATCATCAGCAACCCCTGCGAATCTGGATAGATTAGAGATGAACTCCTCAATGCGTGGAGTCTCAAAGGCTAAGCCAAGGTTCTTAACTGCCACTGCAAGCTGTGAAGCTGATTTCTCATCTTCTATAAATGCTTTGGCGGCTTGCTTGCCGAACTTGAGTAGAGCGGCCGTGCTAAGACCAATACCGGCTGCGCCTGCTAATCTTTTAAAAGATTTGTTAAGATTCTTAACGCTGTTGTCAGCATCTTTAAAAGCCTTCTTACCTTTAAACTCGCCAATAATCGGGATGCGTAACTCAGCCATTGTTGCCTTTCGCATTAAACTTAGCGGCAGCGGTTTCTAGTGCCTTGATCACGCCAGCCTTTGCCTTGCCCTGATCTTCTGAATAAGCCTTGAACATGGCACGGCCTGACATCTTGCCTCGGCCTGTGAGTTGTCCTGAGAATCGAGGCGTGAAGTTGCCAGAGATGCCTGACTTACGTCCAGCGGTTTCAACAATCGCACCTGCTGCGGTCTTATTGTGAATCGATACAGTCTGGACCCAACCGTTGCGATTAGGCTTTGTCGGTGTCAATTTATAACCGATGCCTCGACGTGCTTCGCCTGCATCGTACATTGGAAACTTTGCCGTCTTGACTTCATGCTTGACGAATCCAGAAGGAGCGTCTGCATTAGATGGCAAGAAGCCTCTGGCCTTCTTGACCAATGGCTTCAAGAATCCCACCATCTCGTCACGAGTTTCTTTGTCGAGGTCAGGAGCGAATTGCTTGAGGGCTTTGCGGAGCTGACTAGCGCCTTTTAGCTCTGTAGGCATCTGCTTGCTCCTTTCCTCTGTCCTTCAATGCTTTCAATAACATCTGGAGCATCGATGAATCTAAATCAATTAAAGCTTGTGGAGGGATAGCCGTCTCAATGCTCAAGCGAGCGATGAGATAGTGGATGCTATCCCTGCCTAGGCCAAAGGGTCAGACTCTGCAACCTCTACACTCTTTAGAGTTTCGAGAAAGTCTGCGCCGAATGGCTTGACTGTGACTCCACTTAGTCGAAGGCCTTCCCATGCCAACCAATAAACGTCTGATTGCTTTTCATCATCGCGAAACGCTTTGTGAAATCCCTTTTTGGCATATAGCTCAAACGCGTACTCAAGTCGAGGAGTGATCTCGATCTCGGTGACGCTGTTGTCCGCTAGTGTGACGATTAACTTTGCCATGCTGTGCCCCTTTGTTTAGTTTCTTAGAATGTGCCTGTTGTAGCTACTACTGTAGTACCTGAGACGTTAAATGTCAGGCTCTGGACTGCTAGATCAGCAACTGCGCCATTGATGTCTGTGGTGCTGTTGATGAGGCATGTCATTGTGTAGAGAGGGTTAGTCGCAGATACTGCGGTCCCCTTTTCCTGTAGTAGAACGATAGTGACGTTTGTTCCCCATGCAGCTTGCAAAGTCTGAAGGACGTTTGCAGATGCTGTGTCATTGAGGAAGTCGATTGTGACAGATGATGCCTCGAGACCTTTAACAAACTTGTGTCCGCCATCGCCCATCGCTGTCACTTCAAGTTCGTCGAAAGTGCGACTAAGTGTTACTGCGGTAACGTGATCTGATAGATCGACTGAGTTAACCTTCACGCCGACCTTGTTATTTAAGAATACAGCCATGAGATTATTCCTCGTCTTTCTTAGTAGTTACTGGCTTAGGTGTTGATGGTGCTACCTGCCCGATCTTGATCAGGAAGGCTTCTTGCTCTTTTTCCCACTCGGACATTTTAGCTCCAACTCGTTAGGACTGAGATATTTATATTGCAGGTTAGTAGATCACCAGAGACGGCACTGAGTACGGCTGGAGCCGATACATCTGTGACGTTGTAGGTGTATGAGGATGCCGCAAGCAAGTTAAATACTCGCACTACGTCATCTTCAATTCCATTGAGATTACCCTCGTTATCGAGCAAGGGCACAAGGATGGTTAAAATAAAGTTAGCCATAGGCGAGATAGATGCATGCCAGCCGTTAGATGGCGAGATGTAGGGATCTGCTGGGGCTACGATCACGCTATTCGCGATCGGTGTTGCAGGCGGGAATGAGAAGACTGAATACTTTGTATTGTCAATAAGAGCTGCTGCGATACCTGCGCGGAGTGTTGAGATGGCGGCCATTAGCCCACCATCGATCTCGGATCAAGATACGGCGCGATAAGGCCACGAACGCGAGCGAGAAGGGTATTGCCCATTCTGTAAGGACTTGGCTGATAGCCGTCGATCGTTACGCCGCCGCTTGATGGGGCTTGGCGAGACTGCCAGATGTCGATTGAGATCATGAGAGATGCTTCTTGAATTGCCGGAACTGTTGCAGGATCAAGATAAGTCTCAGCTGAAAGTAAGCCGTAAGGGTTGATCGGATGGCGCGGAGTCACGGCGTTATTGTTACCTGTGATCGCGTAAGTTATTGAATGAGTATCGCGGCCTGTGATGGTTTTTGATCCATTGTGCTTTGATCCTGCGCCTGTGATGACGACAGTCTGGCCTACGTATAACTGCTCCGAAATAGATTCTGCAAAGTAAGAAGTGCCTGTGTTGGCTGTGTTGCTATGCCCAATGATTGAAAGAGTGTTAGACCAGATGAAGGGCAGAAGGACGTTATCTGCTGCATCGCAGACGGATTGAAGCGTGGCGTCAGCGTAGAGCGTCCCAACACCGAGAGCGGTGCGAAGTTCTGCAACTGTTGTCAGACTCATCCTATTTTCCTTTCTAAAGACTGGCAGGGTAGAAGGGCACTACCCTGCCAGCGACTTAGTGTGGCTTACGCCTTGTTATTCTTGAACGCGCCTGCGCCGACCTTGGTAGCGATCGCTCCGAAGCCGTAGTAGCCGATTGTAACCTGTCCTGCTGCTGTTGACTCAGCGCGTAGGCGGTATGTTGGTGACTCGTACCATGTGTACGCGTCTGGGTTTACGACGAGGATTGTGCCATCGCCATCGCCTGCGTTAGTAGGATCGACGTAGAGGTTAAGACCTGCGACGTTACCTGTGAGAGATGTAGGTGCTACTGCTCCGCCTGCGTTCATTGGCTGTGAAGCTGTGTAGATAGGACGTCCTGCATCGTTGAGTGACATGATGTTTGACCATTGTCCGGTGCTTACGACCATGTTACGAGCGAATGGGTTAGGTAGGCCTGCTGTTGCGCCATATACAGA